TTTGGCTCATTGTTGATCGTCTCAAGGTCTGGATCAATCGGGTAAGCGATTGAAGTTGACGTTGGCTTGTTAATTTTGTTGCCGTAGACGTTAGAAACACCTTCAGCAGCCGTGAAAACGTAATTGCTTTGGGTTGTGTCTTTGCCAAGGGCTGTAACACGCAAGCCGCTGACGATGTAGCTGCCGTTTGCATCACGGTCATAAGCAGCGATAAGCGACTTTGCTGCGTCCAGGACTGGGGGCGCTTCAATAGATACGAGCGTGCCGTTGAGCACGTCATAGACGCCGTAAAAGTCGCCAGTCCCGCCATCACCGGACCAACCCCAGGCGATTTCGCGTTTTGTGCGACCTGCGCCCGGCTCCTGATAGTTCCGTGTTCCAGTAGCAGGATCGCGCAGTGTTGCGTCTTCCAGCTCAGTAACGGTAGTCGTCGTTAGGCGAACACCAATTTGCAGGCTTCCAGTCGTTGGGATTGTGAAGGTTGCTTCAGCAATCGAACGGACAGCGCCTAAAACATAAAGGTTGCCTTCTTGAAGAACAGCAACGCCGCTTTGCGCGTCTAATTGAGCGGAACTGCCGCTAATAATTGCACCGTCTTGAAAAAGACTGTTTGCAATTTTCGTAATCCTGTCTGACAGAATTGACTGGCTTTCGTTTAGTTCTGCGGATTGCAGACCTTTGCTGGCGCGAAACAAAAGTTCGTCATAATTATCAGACGAAGAAAATCGGTTGTAATAACCTTGGAGGCTCATGATTTTTTCCTTTAGAAGGTTAAGACGAACTCAAACGTTTCCCGCGTGGCAGGCGTTCTGATGATCGAAGCAGTGTGCTCAAGCAAATAAAGTGTGCCAGAGTCTGTAACTTCTGTCGCGGCATCAAAGAACATTTGCCCTGAAGGCAAACTGCTGCCAGTTGTTACATCGAGAAAAATTCCAGTTTCTCGAATTGTTGATGTGCTCGCGTCTGTGAAATCGAGCGTAAATTTGCAATAAAGCAAATTTGTCGCGGTTGCGCTCACGTCATAGCGTCCGCTTGGAAGGCTAATTGCGCCTTGAGCAGCGACACTCACAAAATCGACTTGAGCAGCTTTGCGATACCCGATTGGGTCTTGCAGCGTTGCCGAGCTGATATTTTCTGGATCCACGCCGTTTGCATCCCATGCGGTTTGGCCTGCGCCAATCCCAAGGAAAATGTTCCGGGCTGCAACGGAAGCGGCCAAACCGGCTCGCCCTGTTGTTACGAGAGTTGCCATTGGGCGACCACCTCCTGTGACTTGTTCATCATAATAAGTTAATTCAGACCAAGGTCTGATGCTGAGTTTCCACTAGCAAGCTAGCAACCTGCCATCTGGCGATCCTTGCCCACATAAATTCGTTGGTCCAAGTAATCGTTGAATCGTCTATCCATTCGGAAGACGCCCATGCGCCATCTTGCCAGTTAATCGAACTGTCGGCCCAATCAGTGGCGTCTGATCCGGCCCAAATTTCATTGGACCATGTTGGCTCAACATAAAGCTCTAGCGTCGTTTGATGCGTCCGCGTGTGCTGGCTAGTGGTGAATGACTGGCGATTTTCTGTGGCTTGATCGAAGTAAATTCGGTCAAACCGTTCTGAAGTTGGCCAGCCAAGGACGCTATTGGTGCCATCAAGTTTTGCGGTTGTATCCGACAGCGTTTGATGCGCTTTGGAGAACGAGAGAACCTGCTCGAATTGCGGGAACGTTTGCCAATTGCTGGCCTCATGCCAAGTTGGTTCTTCTGACGATTCAAACCAACCAGAAACAGACCAATCGGCACTGCCCCAACTTGGACTTGAATCATTCCAGGTAGCAAAGTCAAGTGAAAAAAGATTGCCGCCGCTGTGATGTTCCCGCGTAATACTTTGCTGATTAACAAGCGGAATAAATTCATCCAAGCGCGTGCGCGAAAGTTCAAATAAATCGTCATACGCGAGTGTCGCAAAGCGTTCACGCAAGTGATAGAAGAACCCGCTTGGATCGTGAGCCGTCGAGGTTGTTTGATGGCTGCGCTCAATCCGCTCGCCTTCAAAAAATCCGAGGGTTGCGTGTGTGTTGCCCAGGATCCCATCAGAGTCGGACAGATGCCCGTTCTCTGAAAGCGTGACCATTGTGCGGCTAAAGCCGAGAACCTGATCAAGCTGCGGATAGCTCTGCCAGGCGTAACGGTTGTGCCATGTGCTGTTCTCTGCGTTGTCGCTAAACCAACCAGCTTCGGTGTTCCAATCGTCGGGGCCGCTCCATGTCTCAGTAGCGAGTTCCCATTGGCCAGATTGCAGCGGGATTTGAAGGAACCCTGTCGTATGTGCTCGGGTGTTGCTTGTGACCTGCGACAGGTCAATGACTTCATCCAGGCGGCTAAGGCTAAGGATGAAAACGTCGTAGTAGGACAGCGTCGCAGAGCGTTCGCGCTTAAGAACGACGGCAGTTTGGCCGCGTAAGTGAACGCTGCCAACGTGGCTAGCTTCGGCTTGATGGCTGCGCTCGAAACGCTCGGAAGTTGTGAAGCTGAGCGTGGCCTGAGTGTCACCAAGCTCACTTTGGCCTTCTGACAGGAAGCCGGTTTCTGACAGGCAGATGCCAGCAAGGCTAAAGCCGAGAATTTGTTCAGGCTGCGAGAAGTTCTGCCAAGTAAGCGTCTGATTCCATGTGAGTGCTGTGTCGTCCCATGCGCTGCTCGGTTGTGGTGAAATCGCTTCGCTTGTGTGCCCCCGGCTGATCGCTTGCTCATTAACGAGCGGCGTAAATTCTGAGAGGCGTGACCGTGACAGCTCGAAGCTGTCGTCATAGGCAAGCTCCCGCGTGTGCTCACGATGCGAGGGCAGAATCTCCGCGTTGCTGACGCCCAGCAAATGACCGGCACCGTCGCCAAAAATGTGGTCGGTAAAGCCCTGGCGGTTGTTGCGCTGCCAGTTCCCTTCTCGCATGTTCCCGGCGGGAATATGCGTGACGTGTGGGAGGACGTTTGTCGAGTCGTGCGCTGTGTACGCCTGCCCATGCGTGAGCGGAAAGATTTCGGTCTGAGTTTGATATTGGCCAACCCACAAAGAACCAAATTCTTTCTCGCGCTCAATCCGCTCATTAATTTCTGTGAACTCAACCCGTGAAAGGTGCTCGCTGAGGATGTGCTCGCCTGTGTCAGGGTCAGCTTCTGAAAGCAGAACCGCGCCATCACCGAACTCATCTAGTGATCGTGCAGGTAAGCAAGCGTTGGTGTCACCTAGCTCTGCATAATCGCTGAGATACATCCCAGCGCGTGCAAACTTGAGCGCGGGTTGGAATTTGTTTTGAAGCCCGGCCCAATCCAGAACTTGGGTCCAGTCGTAAGCCGCCGCCCAATCTGTGGCCTGATTCCACCACGGGCCAGCTTCGTTGAAATGAAGTCGCGAAATAACTGAGGACAGGTCTTCAATATGAAGCGTTCGCCAGCTCGTTTCACCGAGAATTGTGTTGCTGAGAATGTTGCGATCTTCATATCTGCCGCTAATTCCATTTGCCCGGTGGATGCCTAATTCAGCATCCAGGTCTTCTGAGATGTTGCGATCTTCTTTTTTAAATTCGCGACCAAATGAAAGCTGCGGCCACTCCTCTTTCAAGTAAACGCCAGTATGGTCGCAAAGCGTGTCTTGGCTGCTTAATTTGTGATCATCTAATTGAAAACGCCGCCCGTCATACCAACCGCCATAAATGCGGAACAGCGAAGACCGAACTGGCGAGCTAAGCCGACCAATTTCAACAATTGAGTCAGTCTGTGATAAATCGACAGGGGCTTGCTGAAGGCCAAGCTGAAATTGGCTCCAGTTGATTGAGCCGCCTTCACTCTCTTCAATTGCGCCGGAATTGTTGATCCAGCCGAGCGCAATTTCAAAACTTTTAGGAGTGCCGCGCAAGCGTTGCCACAAAACGCCCGTGCTAATGGCTGTGCGCGGGTCTGGCAAATAGGGCAGAAGCTCGCCTAGCCCGTACTCAACGAGCAGCCATGGGACAACTGAATCAGGAATATTTTCCCGCTTCGCGTTTCTGATTAGTTCAGCAGCCGCGCCAACACGCGGCAACGGGTCCATTGACGCGGAAAGATCGCGCTCGAAAGACGTTGCAGAACTAGGCAGAAGCGTTGCGGTGTCCGACATTAGCGGTCGTATCCTCGGTTAGTAAGCGTGAACGTTCCGATACTTATGGCAGTTCCATCGTCTGCAACTTGGCTAATTGTGGG